ATATTCTTTCGGACAGTTCAACACTACATCCCTCACATCATATCGATTGAGTGCTGCGGCCTCACGAACATCCCTGTTTCCCGAACAACTCTGTCCATGTGCTCGAGGGGCAGTGCGTGGCGTGTCAGCCACAATAGGTTCAACCTTCTCTCCACCCACTGCATTAAAGTTTAGAAACTCTAGTAGCTCGTCCTTGCTTGTCGGTACTCCGACCTCGCTCCAGTCCTTCCCGAACTCTCGCTTCGCATCTGCTTGCGTCCCGACCCACGAACCTTGGTTGTTTGTATATAATCTCATTGATTATGTATCTCCTCTACTGTGTCATAGGCCAACTTGGTTACGTCCTCGCCATTCCATTCAATCTCCATGTCTGTGAAACCAAAGTTCTCTGGGTCATATGTAACCATCTCTTTCACCGCCTCGACAAAAGAAGTTGCCTCCTCGATTATAAACGGCTCCATGCCGCTGTCTGTTTCAAACCATCCTTCAAGCATCTTAATCTCCTCATGTTGTCTCATAAAGTACCATATAATATCATCTAGCATCATTACAAGAGGTAGAACGAAAATAATTTAATTTTTTCTTAAAAGGGGATTTGCCCCCTCTTTGTTTTTTTTTTTTTCAAAAACACGTTTTGACCGTACTCAACGTACTCAATCCTGAAAAAGTGTTTGTATACAATAAGATAAGGTAGTTTTGCACCGTACTCACTGATGTACTCAGAGTACACTTGACCGTACTCAAGAGCTCCATTTGCCTCGATCAAGCCATCAATAAAAATAAAAAATAAACTTTTTGGATAGGTAGGGGGCATTTTCTGTTTATAGACAAATCAAAAATATTCGGTGTATTGTCGGAAAAAACAACGGAGAGAAACGTATGCCCAGTATCAAGGCAGAGGTCGAAGATAAACATGACCGAAAATTAACAAACAGACAAATGAGTTTTGCAAGATACGTTGTTGAAGGTATCTACAGCAATGCGGAGTGCGCTCGTAAGGCAGGGTTCAAGTCCGATCTGGCTGTCGAACACGCTTCTCGTTTGCTCAATGGCAGAGACTACCCACACGTTGTTGAGTACATCGAGGAGTTGAGAGAAGAACGTGAAAGGCGGTACGGAGTTACGACTATAGGTCAGCTTGAAAGATTGTACGAGTTGTCGAAGGGGGCCGAAGATGCAGGACATTTTTCAGCAGCAATCAACGCGGAGAAGATACGGTCAGCACTTGGCGGATTGACCATCGATAGGAGGGAGACAATCAATACAATCGATCAACTATCGAGGGACGAGATTACAGCACGTTTGGCAGCATTACAAAAACAATACCCACAGGCTTTTCAGATCGAGGGCGAGTACAAGGACATAACCAATGAGCAAGGGACCAGAGGCGAACTTTTGGAACTCGATACGACAGAACCTACCGAAGAAGTGGTTCGCAACGCGGATTGAAAACAAGCATGGGGGTGGTGTTCCAGACGTTCACATAGTCGCTGATGGTGTTCCGTTTTGGTGCGAACTGAAGGCAACCAAAAGCAATAAGCTAAATCTCTCACCTCATCAAATCGCTTGGAATATGGCATATTGGGCGCGAGGTGGGGCAAATTTTTACTTAGTTAAGTGCCTCTCTACAAGAGACATACTTTTGTTTGAGGGCAACCAAGGACCGAGTTTAGCGGAGCATGGGATCAAGGGTTCGGAGGGCCATAGGTTCAAGGATCTTGGGTCATTGTTCGAAGCCCTGCGGCCCCACGCGGCGCGTATCTTGAAGCTCGAGCCAAGCCCTGCGGCCCCACGCGGCGCTTTTTCCCAGGCGAGGCGACCGAGGAACGAGGGAGCCGAGCTACAATGAAACTGGGTCGCTTGCGACACAATTTTTTTACCGCGTCATTACGCGGAATGCGATCCGCTATGGCGGACGCACATTATGATAGTAGTGAAGTAGGGAGCCGAAGCTCCCTCTCCTTATGCGTAGTTATGAAACATATCTTTCTGACTCTCCATTCCTTTCAAGTCGCTAAGATAGAAATGCTCGTTATCTCCGATGGGCATCATCTTTTCTGCTCCCGTATCCCAACCGAGCACGAGATACTGTTCATAGTTCCGTTGTGCCACGCCCCATCGTCCGTATCCAAAGACTGATAGGATACCGTTGATACGATCTCGTGTGGTGACGGTAGGCCAACCTGCCAAGCGGAAACCAATGTCGCCATCGAGTGTGCGCCATGCGATAAAGTTGTCATGTAGCCAAACGACATCTCCGTTGGTTTTGGTACGAGCAGCCGAAGCGGGTCGTCTGTTGTAAAAAGCCTTTGCGATTTTATATGTTTCTTTCCTCATAATGTTCCTCCTTGAACTCTGTGATTGCTTCTTCCTTCGTGTATCCGATGTATCGACGGGTAACTAAGTACCCGCCGATTGTTTCATAGATCACGATCATCCCACTGTGGGGTACGATCTCGACAACCATTACTTGACGTCGAAAGTCATGTAAGGGACACCGACAGTGATGTCTCCTAATGCTTCTTTAACACGGTCTCTGAACTTGTGCTCATCCTCCTCCTTTTCGTCTATACGGTCGTCAATCATGGTGTTGATCTCGTACTCGTACTCGTGGATATCGAACTCAAAGTGGTCCGATATATCAAAGTTGAGCCGCATCCAGTCTGTGATCTGCTCGTCGATATCCGTACTGTTGCCGATATCGTCCGAGTGCTCGTCAATCATTTGCTTCATCCTTTCCTTGAGGCGTGGTTCGATAAGAGCCATGATTACATCTGCAACCTTGAGCAGTTGATCTTCAGTGTGCATTGGTGAACGTTCGATAATGTCAGTCATTTGATTTCTCCTTTTTGACTGTGTCGCAGGCTAGATTCCAAGACATCATTGCTGCGGTTAGAATATGGACTTGGTCCGACTTTGGGTGGAGTTGGATCCACCGAAGCAGATCCTCCCACGATTCGGGTGTGTGAAACATACCCTGTTTCTTCATGAAGCCTCCTTTACTTCTGGATACCTGATCGTGTCATCCGTGTACGTTGAACTGTTCTCGACACGGTTGAGGCTTTCGATAAGCATCATCCGACGACCTGCCATCAGTTCTTTCAACAATCGATGATCCGAAGAGTAGTCACTATGTGGACCAGTCTTTACGATTGCCTTGATGATTGTATCGAGATCGTCTTGATTGAACTCGAATTGACCTGTGATCTGGGTGTTGGTGTAAGATAACTTAGCCATGATGGCCTCCTTTTTAACACGCATGACGGAATTGTCGTACGATGTGTCAAGATACCTGCGGATCAAAGGATCGTGCCGAAGTCAGAGCCACTGC